CATACGACTATTACCTGACGCTGTTACACCAGTATTAAGCACGAGCTCTGCGTTACAAGAGATTGCATTAGCACGAGTAACATATGCAGGAAGTAGTCCACCAGTTGCGCCATCAGCGGAAGCACTAGTGCAGTTTACTACTTTAAATAGTACATTTGGATCATCACATACAAATGCTTCTATATCGGAAGCTACGATACTTCCGGGATAGCTTTGACGGAAAGTTAGTTGACCTGTATTTGGATCTGTATAACTACAGCCCATAAATACACCGACAACACCAGCCACCACAGAAGTATTGTTCTGTAATGTGGTAATGATAATAGTCCCATCGTTTTTATACTGCACTACATCTCCATAGAAGAGAGCTGTACTATAGTTTGAAGCAATAGGAATCTTACGTGTAGAACCCACATAATTATGACCACCAATCATTCCGATTGGACGAAGGCCATATGGGGCGTCAATGGTAGGATATGCCATCTATTTTATCTCCAGATAACAAAGGTTTTTAATTTAACCCCCAGCACCAAAAGTTACTTTTGATTTACGCTCATGAAAGAGCGGCATTCGGGGATCGTTTTCTCTCATAAGGTTGTTATCAACTGATTCAATCTGGCCTTTTGTTTGCTGCTCATAATAAGCGGTGCGCTCTTCAATCAGTTCTTTTGGAGCTTTACAAAGAATAAGACCACCAATTACAACATTATCTTTGAACTTTTCATTCTCAATAGTAACTACTGTAATTTCTGGATGATCTGAAGCTTTTACAGGCTCCCAACCTTCACGAAATTTTGAGGAAACATTGGTAGCATCAGTTTGCCCCTGCGTGGCGACTCTAATCCAACGAAATGCATAACCCGGCTCGGCATTCGGTGACGGCAAAGTTTCAGGTCGTTGCCAAGCTCTAGTACGGGTCGTTTTTTCACGAGTGATCTCTTCACGATTTATGCGGTTTTCAGCCATTAGTTTTTCCTCATTTCTTCTGCAACCTTTTTGGCGTATAATTCTAAGGGTACTCCAAGTTTTTTAGCTATAGAAACTTGTGTTTGCGTTAGCGTTATTTTCTTTGGCGCTGCGCTCCGCGTTGCGGGTGCAACCACATTAGATAGTTTCTTTGGCTCTTCAACTTCTATTTCAGCATCCTCGAAATTATCGGGGAATACTTGGCGCATACGAGAATTAATTCTCTCGTAGTATTCATCGCTTCCAATGATAACACCATCTTTCAGAAGCTTTTGGTGCAACCCTAGTGCTAGTGATGTCATTTCTTCATCAGAATTAAACCACGGATTATCCCGCGCCCACTGATTAGCTTTTTCATCAACTGCCACTTGGGCGGTTTCTACTGGTACGTTAACAGGAGTTTCTGGCTCTTGTAAAGCAGGAAGTTTAAAATTATTTAACCTATCAGCCTTAATCTTAGCAGAAGTTAAGGTTTCTTGTGCTTCTACAACAGCTTCTGCATCTCCAGCTTCATATGCTTCTTTATATTTTATTTTAGCATTATCTAAATCAGTTGCAGCCGAACGTTTAGCCTGATCAAGCATAGTTGATTGATTTTTACCAACTGTACCTTTTAATTCTTTATTCTCATCTACTAACTTTTGAGCAAAGGCTTCTAACTCTTGTCTTTCACGGAGCGCTTGTTCTTTCGCCCTACGCTCGTCGTGGTATCCTTTGCTGAAGTGCTTGATTCTGTTTTTGACCTTGTCAGAATATTCTTCAAGTTCTTCTTCAGTAACATCGTTAGGCGGATTAGAAACTTTACGCCCTCTGTCAGCTTGTGGAGTATCATCGACAACTTCGATTTCAAATCCATCATCTTTAGTATCCTCTTTATTATTAGATTTCGATTCCGGTTCGGTGGTTGTTTTACCAGATAAATCAATTTCCACAGCACTAGAACTTTCCACTTCTATATTTGGTTTGTTATCTTCATCTGGAAACGTATATTCTACTTTTTGAAACGCCATTATATGCTCCTATACTTTGCAGATGCCACGAGGGTCAGGAATAACTGCCTCTACGGAATCGTCATTCATCAAACGAAATTCTTTACCGTTAACTTTAAAACGAGTGCCAGTATTCATACGAAACATAACGTAGTCTCCAATTTTACACCATTTACCAGTAGGAAATCTGTCTTTATCAGTATAAGCAGCTTCGCCCATATCGATAACTACCCCCATTATTGACATAATATATTCTTTATGTTTTTCAGTATCTGTTTTAAGTAGGCTACTACCTTCATAAGTGTCACTTATATCAGGTAATGCTATCAATAAACGATATCCGCAAGGTTTAGGTAGCTGTGCTTCCCAATCTTCATCAGGAGTAATTTTTGCAATTGCTTCAGTCATCATCATCATCTTCCATTTGATTGCGCGAGAGGTCTGCTACATAATTTAAACAAGCTTCGAGACCCCGTATCAAGCCTGTAATTTCCTTATACTGGGCGAAGTCTTTTGCTCCTCCCCCTCCAAGAAACTGTAGTGCAGAGGATTTATCCTCGTTAATTTTATCTGAAAGCACGTCAAAGACGGTTTTAGCCATTTTATTTCTTCTTTTTGTGTGTGTTCTTGTATCGAGTTCTTTGGTCTTTTTCTATTTTTGATAGTACTCTTGCTTGCCCTGCATGAGATTTTGATGCCTTTTTAAGACCTTTTATAACTTTTTTTAAGGGTTTTGTGTAATGAGGCATTATTTTTTTCCTCTATCTGTAACGAGTCTGGCTATTTCTAAATCAGTCTTATTCTTTTCAGCCCGTTTATCTGCACGTAATTTTACACCTGCCTTTTTAGCATCTATACCAACTTCTAGTTTCTCTAGCTTTATGCGTTCTTGTTCAAGTTTGGCATCTGCCATATCCTTAACAACTTTACGTTTTTGCTCTTCCTGCCTAATCTGTAGATCAGCGGCATCCTTCTGTGTCTTACGTTGTACCTCTGCTCCTTTAATCTGCACTTCTTGTTGTTGAAGCTGGAACATGGGATCTTGTGCTTGTTTCTGTGCGGCCTGTTGTGCAGCTTGCTGCTGGTTTGCCTGTGTAAGTTGTTTACCTGCCTCTGCAACTACGCGAGCAAGTTGTACTTCTACCTCTTCTGGAAGCTCCTCGTTTGGTGGTGGTAGTTCTGCGCCCATCCGTTCTTCAATCTCTTTGCGGTATTTAAACCCAAGATGCTCTGCAATGTGAGCCTGTAAGGACGCCATGATTTGTTGCGCTTGTGGGTTTTGTCCTATCATACCCATAACTTGTGGGTCTTGCATAAACGACATATGCGCACCAATATGTGCCTCATGATCCTGATAGATAAATGCTTTCATAGGTTTACCAATTAATGCGTTCATGTTCTCACTAATTGGGTCTGCAGGCTTCATATCGTCTTTTATAGGAACAAGTTTGTCTGCGTTCTTTACTCCAAGAACTTCAATCATCTGCCTATGCAGCTGAGGTAAGTCATATATCTGCGGGGCTTGTGACGACATTTGTAGAACAGCCTGATACTGTACCACACGTTGTGCCATAGTAGAACTATTAGGATCACTAACAGGTATGACATCTACCATCATATAGTCAGATTGCCGTGCTGTAACTTCTCCCCTTACTGGCTGGTAAGCATATTCTGCTGGTGCATACTCTGCCATCAAAGATTTAAGAAGTTTAAACTCCTGTTTCATAGCATAGTGGACACGAGCCTGAACCGCAGCCATAGGTTTTAACGTACGCTCTAAAAGCGCTAACGTAGTGCCTACCGGAGCATTAGCAGACATATCCGATATGTTCATGTCACTAATAGCGCCTAACCTGCGACCTTCGTTAGTAATTTTATCTAGTAAGGCTAAGAGTGTTTGAGATGGTTCTTTATAGGGTAGAGGCATGATATTATCACGAATACTACCTGACGGCACATCTACGTCTTTAAACTCTCCGGGTTCGATAGGAACGTCATCCCCCTTGATACGTAGACCACGAGACTTCAAGCCACCGGGCAGATTGGCGAGCGTACCGGCATCAACAAGCTGACGTATCAAGGAGGTTCCGGCGCGAGCGTATCCACCAATAATGTGAACAAGCCCAAGACCGTAAAAGCCAAATCCCGGTACATACGGGTAGTGTACGAAGTGTTGGCGTTTTAATGAAAGAGAGTCTTCAGGATCCCAGTTACGACGAACTGCTAAAATTTCTCCTGAGCCACGCTCTATAGTTACTACATATGGTTTAGCAATCTCGTCTTTGGAGTCATCAACACCATCAATTACAAGATCTGCATGTACTTCATATAATGCATATCGGTCATCATCAGTTAGGGAATACCCACCTTCTTCAGCCTTACGTATCTCAATATCCGAGTGGTAGGGTTCTGGCTCACTTAACTCGATATCACGGTAAAACCCGTTAACCTGTAATTTTTTAAGTTCGTTTTTTGTCTTACGCATAACGTGTGTAACACGCTCTGCAGTCTCAATATGTGACGCGCTATATGGTACAATACAATCTTCTGCGGGTATAAACAACGCAACCTGACGTCCAATATTAGGGTCGTGGTATACTTTTTTAAACGCAGACCCACCCAATCCTAAACTATATAAGAGTCGTTCATGCTCTGGGCGGTATTCAATCATGTTCTCAGTAAGCTCGTAATTCATATCAGCTTTAACACGAGCTGCAGCTTCAACCTTATCTTTAGTCTCTTCTCCTAAGATTTTAGTCTTTACCGGCCCCATAGAAGGGAATGTTTCACTCATAGTCTCAGCTTGGAATCGGATTGCGGCTTCTGCAAGCACTGTAGAGTATACTCCACATGCGCCTTGCCACGGGTCAGTACGCTCCTCATACTTAAATCCTAATACATCCAGACCATCTACAAATGTATCAGCCCATTCTTTACGGCTATCGATATCAGAATCAATAAGTCCTATTAGTTCATCAGATAAAGCAGCGAGATCTCCATCTTCCATATTTTCAGCAAGATTACCATCGAACGGTATGTCACTCATGTCCTGACCGGGAATTAGAGTTATCTCTACACTACCATCATCGAGAGTAACCATATCAGGGTTTACAATTTCAATCTCTAAATCTGAAGATTCAACTTCTTCATCTAAGCCTGTAGGTGCTTGATATAATCCTTTTTCAACTGCCATAATAATAACCCCTAATAATATCCGCCATTACGACGCTTGAAATATTGCTGTTCTTCTGGCTCGTCACTAGGCAGGCGTATAAAGCCTCCTTGCCTAAATCTCATAAGAGCCATAACCGTAGAATCAACTAGGTCATCATGACTCATAAACGGGAATCCTGCAATCTCTTCGATAACTTCTTCTGCCCAACGGGTCTCCGGCATCCAACACATACCTGATGCAACAATATCTGATACAGAATTTAATCGGGCCAATTTATCTCCTGAACCTCTATGCGGGGTATACTCTTGTACAGGCAGTCCAGACCTACGCATCTCCTGATACAAGGCTGTGCCAGCGCTTTTCTTCTCAACAATAAACGCGTCTGGCTCCCACTCTTCGTACTCTTCTAAGGCAAGTTGTTTTAGCTCTGGGAACTCCATACGCTTTTTTATACTGTTTAGCAATATAATATTATAATTGTCTACCTCTTCATTTAAAAACACACCCCAAGTTGTCAATGCTGTAAAATCGGCACGGTTGTGTGTTTCTGCTGCTGCATCCAAAGACATTATAACATATTCACAATCAGGTGGATATTCTTGCTTCCATATACCCCACCAGTCTCGTTTTATAAGCGCAGCTTCTTCTGCGGTAGGTTCTTGTTGGTATTGTGCATTCCATTGGAATGTCGGCATTGATGCCTTTGTGCGTAATAACGCATTAAGATCAAAGAACTCAGGCCATAGTGGTTTTTGTTCTGACTTCTTAGTTTTTTTATTTATAACGTCTAATATTGCGGGGAACTCTACTACATCATACTGATCAGCTCGTTCGTTCTGTGTCATATCGCGTGTAACACGTCCTGTTAAATCATCCATATGCCAACGTGTCTGAATAATAGCCACGCGTCCTCCCGGCATCAGTCTTGTACGCGCTCCGAATGTAAACCACTCATATGCTTTGTCAAATACTTCAAAGTTTCCGTTAATGACATCTTGTTCGGAATGGGGATCGTCAACGAGCAGGAGGTCAGCGCCACGACCAGCAATAGATGAACCAATACCACACGCATAATACTCACCCCCTGAATTAGTATTCCAACGCCCAGCAGACTTAGAATCTACTGCTAATTTTACCGTAGGAAATATAGAATTATATTCATCTGTAGATATTAGGTTACGTACTTTACGACCAAAATCTACAGCTAGATCAGTAGTATGAGATACCATCATAACTTTCTTATTGGGGTTACGCCCTAGAAACCATGCCGGAAAAAATATAGAAACAAGCTGTGATTTACCGTGTCTAGGAGGAATATTAACACAAATACGGTCTTTTTTACCCTCCGCGATATCCATAAGCATGTTTCCAAGCATTCTATGGTGTTTTCCAACGATATAATCTGGCTGCATACGTTTACAAAACTCAATTAAGTCGTCATAAGCCGCTTTATTTGTCTTTCTAGTGCTTAATTCATCAACAAGACGGTCAATTTCCAGTATTTCGTCAGAAGTATACTGATCTAGGTTGTCCAACATCTGTTGAATCTCCGATTCAGAGAAGTTTTCAGTCATCGTCAAACTTTTCATCCTCTTTTAGACCAAGTTCAGCATCGACATCGAACGATTCACCGTCTATAACCACTGCTTCGTCTATCTTTTCTTCTGGAGCCGCTAGTTTTTGTAGTTTATCACGTAGTTTTGCGCGTAAATCATCCGTGGACTGGTGTGTTATGGTAACTTCTGACTTCTCTGCAAACAAACCAACGTCAGATATCTTACCTAACAGCTCCAAAGCACGCATACGCACTCTAGGATCTGGGTTTTCAGTCTCATCAATAAGCTTATTGGTTACAAGATGGCGTACTTGTACTGCACTTTTAACTACTGAGTGTCCAAACTCCTGTAAAATGTTATTTGTTAGTATTAAAGATGCCGGAGTAAGTGTGGCTGTCTTGTTTGTGGTAACTTTTTTAGACGTTGCGTCAGGATCATCAGCGTATGCTAGCGATATTTTAGCAGCTATGTCCTTATCTTCGCTGGTAGGTTCTACATCAAGCCCATGGGTAGCAAGTTCTTTGGCAGTTTCGCTAACTGCATCTGTGCGTTTCTTTAGATCCATAGGTGGTAGCTCATCAGGAATTACCACACCAAGTTCTGGTTCTACCATAATACTCATATTTATACCGCAGGCTGTTAGCCGTCGTGAGTGAGGGGGGCTACTTAAGTGGATTGCCAAAGACGCCGGATCCCCTCACTCAAATCTACCTATACACAATAAAAATTTTTTACGCAAGGAGATCGGAAGAGCACACGTCGAACTCCAGTCACCTTGTAATGTCGTATGCC